AAAAAGAATTAATATTGAAGAGCAGGCTAGATTAAGCCTTCAATCTCTGCAAATTAAAGCTATAGAAGAGTCTCCTGCTGGACAAGCTCTTAGGAAGTACGGCGCAAGAGGAACGAAGTCCACTAAAGATCCAACATTCGGCACTGGTCCTAACGCAGGTAAATCTGTATATGACACAGACAAGTCCAATAAAACAATAAAAGAAACTATAGACCTCACCAGAGAACTAACTGAAGCACAGAAACAACAAGTAGCTATAGCTGATAGTGTATCTGGAGCCTTTGGTGACTTCTTTATGGGTCTAGTAGATGGAACTACATCAGCTAAAGATGCCTTCAGATCTATGGCTACTGACATCATACAACAGCTTTACAGAATACTTGTTGTCGAACAGCTAGTAAAATCTATTTCGGGTGCTATCACAGGTGCATTTACTCCTGCCCCTTATGCTGGTGAGGGTACTGCCCCACCCGTAGCCCCTAGAGGTAATCTACTTAATCTTGACGGTGGTGGCTATACAGGCTCAGGCCCAAGATCAGGTGGCTTAGATGGTAAGGGCGGCTTTATGGCTATGCTACACCCTAGAGAGACTGTCGTAGACCATACTAAAGGTCAGGGTGCTGGTGGTACTACTGTCAATCAAGTATTCAACATCTCAGCTAATACCTCAGACGATACTAAGAGGCTTATCACTCAAACAATAGCACAAGCATCACCCTCTATCATCAATCAGTCCGTAGGTGCAGTTATGAACCAAAGACGTAGAGGTGGCTCAATGAAATCAGCATTTGGATAAACTATGGCTATAACTTACCCTCTTAATACCCCCACTACTATAGGAATAGAGAGTATTGAGCTACGAGCTATGAATGCTGTAGCTGTCTCTCAGTCTCCCTTTACGTATAAGCAACAAGTAATAGCGCATCAGGGTCAAATCTGGAGTGCCTCAGTTAGTATTCCCTCGGTGCGTAGGGATCTAGCTGCTGACTGGAAGGCTATGCTGGTAGCTCTAAAGGGGTCTGTAGGCACATTTCTACTGGGTGACCCCGACTATGCTACACCTAGAGGAACTATAAGTGGTAGTCCTACTTTATCAGGGTCTGCTGGTAATGATACAGTATCTATTACTCTTACGGGAACCCTACTAGCTGGAGACTATATTCAGTTGGGTTCAGGCTCCGCTGCTAGATTACATCAAGTTTTAGTTGATAGGACTGCTGGTACTGATGTTGACCTAGAGATCTGGCCTAAACTAAGAAGTACATATTCAGGTGAAACTGTTATCTACAATAACCCAAAAGGTGTCTTTAGGCTTGGTCAGAGTACAACAGCTTGGTCGATAGATAATGCAAGTTTCTACGGTATCTCCTTTGACGCTATAGAGGCTCTACAGTAATGTCCCGTTCCCTACCCTCAGTTATTACTAATGCCTTAGATGATGATGTCGTTAATCCCTTCTTTGCTGTTGAGTTAGACTTTGATGACACAGATGTCCTGCGCCTGTGGACTGGTGTGGGTATTCTTACATTCGGTGGACATGACTGGACTGGTGCTGGTACACTCTTAGGTATCTCAGATATTGAAGAGACTACAGAGACTGCTGCTAGAGGGGCTGATATTACTATCACAGGTCTACCCTCTGAAGTACTATCTTTAGCTCTCAGTACCCCCTATCAAGGTAGAACCTGTAAGATATACTTTGGTGTTTCTTCTACATCTATGACTGAAATATTTTCTGGTTATATGGATGAGATGAATATTGCTGAAGGTGCTGACACAGGCACTATCCAAGTTAAGGTTGAGAATAAATTGATTGACTTAGAGAGAGCTAGAGTTTCTAGGTATACTGCTGAGTATCAAAGATCTAGAAACATAGCTGGTGCAAGTACAGATGCTGGGTTTGATTTTGTAGCTACAATGCAAGATCAGAAACTAGCTTGGGGTAGGAGTTCTGGAAGCTAATGGCTTTATTTGGTATAGACATTGACTTATTAGATGAGGGTTCTAACCTTAGTGCTGCAATCGTTACTGTAGTAGCTATAGTAGCTGCTCCCTATACTGGCGGTGCATCTTTAACCTTGTTACAAGCTGGTGCTATTTATGGGGCAACTCTTAGTGTTGGTGTCCTATCAAAAGCCTTAATGCCACAACCAGAACTTAAAGGTGGTGACCAAGGTTATCAAGTAACTCAAAGAGGCTCAACTATGCCTCACCAGATTATCTATGGTAAAACTAGGATAGCTGGTGGTATAGTCTTCCAAGGCACAACTCAGGACAATAAATATCTACACACTGTATTAGCTTTCGCTGGACATGAAGTAGAAGAGTTTGAGACTATCTATTTTAATGATGAAGTTCTTACATTAAGTGGTAATGACGTTACATCACCACCCAAGTATGCTGGTAAAGTTAAGATTGTTAAGAAGCTAGGTACAACTACACAAACTGTTGTTACATCTTCAGATTTAGGTGTAGCTCCACCCTCACAGTGGACAACGGATTGTAAGCTTTTAGCTACAGCTTACCTATACGTTATGTTAGAATATGACGCCGATGCATTTCCCAATGGCGTACCTGAAGTTACAGCTATAGTTAAAGGTAAGAAGGTCTACGACCCTCGTACAAGTTCTACAGCTTGGTCTGATAACCCTGCCCTATGCTTAAGGGACTACATTACATCAGGCAAAGGTGGAGACAACACAACAATTTACAACTACGGTATTAGTGAAGATATTGAGAATGTAGATGACACACTTGTAAGTACTGCTGCTAATGTTTGTGACCATTTAAATTACCCTACTCTGTCAGGGGGAACTAGGTTCTCAACAAACGGGGCCTTTACGACTAATACTACTCCCTATGACGCTATACAGAACTTGTCTACAGCTATGGGCGGTTTACTTTGGTATGCTCAAGGTAAGTGGAGAATGAAGCCAGCTTATTACACAAGCCCAGTACTAGACCTTAATGAAGATGACTTAAGGTCAGGTATATCTGTAAATACAAGGCACTCACGAAGAGACAACTTTAACGTAGTCAAAGGTACATTTAGGGGTCCAGAGAGTGACTACCAGCCATCTGACTTCCCTCAAGTACCTATTCTTAATTCAACTTCATACACTTCTTTTCTTGCTGCCGATGGTGGTCAAGAGAGTGTAATAGACATACAGTTACCTTTTACAGATAATACTACTGAGTCTAGAAGACTAGCTCTTATTACCCTAGAACGTAATAGACAACAATTGACAGTACAAGCTACATTTGGTCTTAGGGCTTTTCAAGTTCAAGTAGGCGATATTGTAAGGCTTAACAACACTAGGTTTGGCTGGATTGATAAAGAGTTTGAGGTTGTAACTTGGGACTTTGGTGTACAATCTGACTATGATCTACTTGTCAATATGACACTGAGAGAGATCAGTGAGTCTGTGTTTGATGACCTTTCTGATGGTGCAGTATATGAGAGTGATAATACAACATTACCTTCAGCTTTTGATGTTCCAGCAGTATCTATAAACACCACACAAGATTACCGTATTATTAATGAACACGTAACTAACGTGCTTGTTATTGATATTGGATCAGGTTCTCCTGAACGTGTAGATTATGTAGAAATAGAATATAAGAAGTCTACAGATACTACTTATGCTATATTAGGAACAGGAGACTTAGGTAGGTTTGAGATACTGGATATTGAAACTCCCTTAGCTACAGACACTACAGAAATATTCTACGACATACGAGCAAGAGCTATCAACTCATTTGGGGTAAAGGGTGATTTTACTACAGTACAAATAGAGGTAGAGGCTGATACGGTTGGCCCATCTGCACCAGCAACCTTTGAGTCTCAGTTATCGGGCGGCACTTTATTCTTCAACTGGACAGCTTCTACTGATCTTGATTTGTCGTATTATAAGATATTGCACAACTCTTCTACTACGGCAGTTTTTGAGGATGTAGGGGAAGTTCCTATAATTCAGAAAGTTGCTAGACCAGCTACATCAGTTACTTATCCAGCTATCTCAGGAACCTTCTTTATCGAACCCTATGATAAGTCAGGTAATGCTGGCACTACAGCTTCTCTGGTTATTCAACCTTCTGAACTGCCAGCATTAGGTACATCACAGACTGACACTGAGAACCCAAATTTCGCTGGTACAAAGACTAACATAGCTATAGCGACTGGGCCAAACCCTGACGAATTAAGGCTGGCTAGTTTTGCTACTGCACCTTCCACAGGTACTTATGAGTTTACGGGATACCTTGATACTGGTTCTGTTAGGACTTTGAGGGTTTCTACTAATGTAGCTGTGACAAGGTTTGACTCTAATGCTTCTGGAGGGTTAGTAAATTGGGATGACATACCTAACAACTGGGATACTTGGCCTAATAATTGGGATGACTGGTCAGATGAAAACCAACCCTATGGGGATTTTAATGTAGCAATTTACGTTGCGGCAACAAGTGATGATCCATCTGGAACACCCACTTGGGGTGCTTGGCAGATAGCTGCTGGTGAAATAATAGCCAGAGCAGTTAAGTTTAAAATAGAGTTTGAAAGCTCAACTGATGGTGTATCACCAAGCGTGAGCATATTAGAAGGAATAATAGAGTATTAATATGGCACAACATGACTATAACATAGCTAACCAAACAGCACCTAATGCTAGAACCGACATTAACAATGCGTTAAGTGCAATTGCAACCAATAACTCAGGGGGTTCAGCACCTAGTACGACCTATGCTAATCAGTGGTGGTATGATACGGGTTCTAATCTTTTAAGGATAAGGAACGAGGCTAATACAGGCTGGATTACAGCAGCTTACTTAGATGGTAGTACTTGGAAAATAATAGATAACACACCTGTTGTTAATACATCTGGTACACAAACTGGATTACTGGGTGATCAAGCTACATCAACATGGACCTCTGGGACGGGAACTGTTGAAAGTCTTATATCACCAGCTAAATTAAAAGCTGCAATCGTAGCCCAACCTACTGTTACTATCGTGCGAGGGCCTACATCTACTGCCACTACTGCCCTGACTCACATAGCCAGTCACGGTCAGTCCTCTAGGCCAGATTTTGTTTGGGGTGAAGTAATTATTACTGTTGCACAGCATGGTTATGCTGTTGGTGACTGTATTAAAATTGGCAATGTTTATGAGAGAGATGAAGACGATAGACATTTAACTGTTTGGGGTAATTCTACGCAAATGGGCTTATCTACAAACGTAGCCGCCACTTATATGTTTGTCGCCAACAGATCTACGAGCGCAGATCAACTATTGACAGGCCAGTCTGTTAGGATTTGTGGAGTGTGGTACGGCTAAATGTTAAGTTTTTCTATCGTAGGCTATTAAGGGAAATAAAAAAATGGTTGGTCAAAAAACATCAAAGGTATACAAACTAGGAACACGTAG